TTGTACGAGAGTTCCGTCTTTGGACGTTCCATACCGTCCTGTATTGGTTTAAAAAAGAACGGGTAATTAGTTGAGATTGGGACCACCTTATCCGTGAACATCTTCTTAGCGTCGGCTCCACTTTTAGAAAGAATCCCAAATCTTGAATCCTTAGTTGTTGTTGCAATGTTGACAATTTCTGAAGACGCCATAAAGGAGAAACCAGACCGTCTATTCTTAAGGTAGCACATCCCATAACATCTGTAATCAGCCTTGCATGCCTCCCAAAAGTAGAAAAATATCCTGTTCGCATGTCGAAAGTCTGGGGAACCCACATCGATTTTAGTCCAGTTGAGATAAATATAGTGCGATCCTGTAATGTAGCACGGGGTACCGTTGCACATGAACCAATAACCATCATTACGACAATTAAACTCATTATCGATGTAACTATAATATTGGTCTTTAATATCCTCAGTATAGCTTTGAAAATCATATAATGTTTTTATTCTTGTTAATGATTGCGGTCTTTCCCTTCTTATAAATACTTGATTTTCTTTTTTTAAATCCTTACCGTGTATTTTTTTAGGGGTTTGAGGTATACCTACCTTAAGACCTTGTATTTCATATATATCACCTAATGTACCATCTTTACTAATAATAACACAATCTAGATCACTATTATATCCATATTTAAATTTTTTATTTTTATTTAAATTTTTGGTATATTTTTTATCTAAATGATCTGTATGTATTTTATATAAAGTTTGTTTATACATTATTTAATTCTATTTTCAACACCCAAGAAAGCTTTTGACTTTTTGTTATCTTTTTTCTTATCAGATATTTCTTCAATTTTATCTATAATTTTTAAAGAATCTTCAATTGCAACCCATTTAGCTTGTGCTGCAGTTTTAGCTTTTTCAGGATCAAGTTCATTAAGATCTATATTTTGCCTAATTACTTTTTCAAGTTCTATTAAAGCTTTTTCAGCAGCTAATATAACCTTGTCTCTCCTTTGTTCCATATTTTATTGTTATGTGATGTGAAAAAATACGATATAATTTTTCTCCTTCAATATTAAACTCATATTCTGAATCAGGTGTAAAGCCCACCACGTCTCCAACGGACACTCCTAATTGATTTAATTTGTCATTACTATATGTAAGTATACCTAAAAGATTTTCGTCTGTTTTAAGAGCCCATTTATCTTTTTTATATAAAGGCTTTACAAAACAAAAATTAGGTAAACTTTTCCATTTATTATTTCTTCTGTAAGCAAATATTTGATCATCAGAAACTAAATATTCATTTTCATTTAAAAAGCTTGAAGAATTTTTTTGAATTCCTTCTACATCAATCCATCTTCTAAAAACATTATGATGCACAATAACTTCATCGTTTTCTTTTAGTTCTGAATTATTATATAATGGTAACTTTACTATTTTACCTATACGATTAACAAACATATAATCTCTTTCAGTAACTTCTGTATTAACGACTAATTCCTTACCTTCAACATCGACGGTGTTGTTGTAGCGATTTTCAGTAGATATAATATATTCAAATAAAGATTGCATTAATAATCTAAATTATATTCAACAGATACAGCCATGTTAGCATTAAAATGTTTCCACGGTAATACTTCTTTATTTTTTGTAATATAAATTTTATAAGCACCTTTTTCTTCTAAAATGTCACAAATTGTATGCCCTCCATAAACCTCTTGGCCTACAGAATAATGCATTGCTTCATTTTTATAATCAGTGCCAATACTAATTTTTCTAATTAATTTTGCCATTTAATTTTATTTAATATGTCCAAAGAGTTATAGGTGGTGCATCAGGATAGCCAATACCCACATGAACAAAATTATTTTTTCTACTAACTCCTATTCTTGTAAAGCCAACGTCCATAGCGGCTTTAACTAATTTAAATGTTGCCTCACCGCCAACACTTGCTATATCAACAGCAGCACCATAAGCATGTTCACCCGGAGCTTTTTTCTTTGCTTCTATTGGATGATCAGGACTTCTATAACTAGATGTAATTTTTATAGGTGATCCATAAGCTTCTCGTAAATTATCTAACATATTAAGAAGCTTTTTATCCATCATTTTAAAATCATTAAATTCAGATTCATTAAAATATTTTAAAGGCATTATTTTTGATTTAATTTATTTTTTATACCAATTATAGTATAAATTATAGTTAATACTAATACTATTGTTTGTAACAATGGGTTTATATCTGGCATTATAGAAAATGTTATACCACCGAGGCTAATTCCGTAAATTTTTAAATCTTGCATTTTATTTGTGCATTTTGTTTCCAAAAACTTTTTCGACTCCACGAGATCCAAAATAGCCTCCGATTACTATTGTTAATAATGATGTAATTGAATCAAGTGGATATTTTAAATACCATCCAACTACATAGCTTACTGTTAAAAATATTAATGTTAATGGCCGAACATTAGCCGCAAGCCATGCGCCTGAACCGGCATCTGCAACCCATCTTTCTGTTGTACCATCTATTTCAGCTCTTTCAAGTTTTAGTTTTTCTAATGCAATTTTTTTATCACCATCAGACATTTCACTATTACCAATTATAGCTTCTATAATACCGCCAGCAGGTGTACCACTAGCTATTGATCCAACTACAGTTGGTATTTTTTTTAATAAAAATTTCCCAACTGCAGTATCTTTAAATTTCTTTTTCATATATTATGGTGTTGGGTCAGAGGTAGATTTAGCAACAGCATATGCAAAAACAGCATTTGCTCCATCTGCTAAACATTCAATTTGTAAAATATTTGTTTCGCCCCCATCATAATCAGTTGTTCCAACTTTTAAAAATGATTCACTTGTTGCTGCGTCGCTATCAAGTGTTATTGTTTGTGAGCCAGTTATATTATATATACTTAATACTTGACCTGCTACATAATTTGTAAAATCAAACTCTATAGCACCGGTTAAAGAGCCATTCATTTTATACACTGTTGCAGCAGCCCAATCAACAGATGTAGCACCTGATTGATTTGTTATTGTTCCGACTGATGTATATCTAGCCTCTAAAACATTATGTGTTACTTTTGTTAATGCCATTGTTTATTTTTTTATGTTACTACTGATGGTGTAATAAAATTAAATGCTCCATAAGTTCCTCTAGTTCCAGCTGTTATATCTACTTTATAATATAACCATGTTGATGCAGTATAAGATGTTGTTATAGTAGTACAGGTAAGACTTAAAGCACCACCACCATGATTGTGTGTTGTTAGTACTGTCCAATTAGTACCATCATTAGAGCCGGAAAATTGTAGTGATCCTGTATAGTTATAATAACTTTGTTCTCTATCTGCAGAGGATAAACCGTTTGTAGTTACAGGACCTAGCATTGTCATAATAACTTGGTTATTAGATCTTGAACTTCCATTATTACCAAATTGATATAGATTACTACCATCACAAGTTGTAGTCCATATTACGTTACCAGTTAAATTTGCATTTAAATCTGCAGTCTGATACCCAGCTGTTGTAGAAGAAGAATTATAACCACCTGCTGCTATGTTATTTTGAAAAGGAGTAACCGGTTGATAAGCACCAGCTCCTGGCATAAGTCTTTTATTTAATCCCATTTTAATATACTATATTGTAATCCATTACAGCTGCTTTAGTTGTTAAATTATTTATAGCAGCTTCGTGATTATCACAAGTAGTTCTAATATTATCTCTTTGCGTTTCTATATCATCAGGTATTGCAGTGCCTTTTTCTGCTTTCCTTATAACATACCAATCTGTATTATATAAAAAAGTTCTTGCAGAAATTTTAGCTTCTTCTATTTGTTTTTCTTTTAATTGTGCTAATGTTTCTGACCAGGTTTTATCATTTACAGGATAAGTAAATACATTATTTTCAGAATCAAAGCTTATAGGGCCTAGCTCTTGTATTTTTAAATTATATTCTGGAGTTACAACGTCATAAAATCCATAACTTTGTAATTCTGCATCTGATAATAAATCAAACCCACCTATTATATTACCATATGATTTAGGTAAAGAAATGAATGTTTTTATTAAGCCATTATAATCTTTTGCTTTCATGTATTAATTATTAAGAGATTGTTCTACCCATTGTTGATTATTTTCGTCCCATATATATACTTTATCATCATTAGGCATTTCTACAGGAGGTTCCCATGAACAAGTTGTTTCATTTAATGTCCAACTATTAAATGGCTTTGGAGGTATAAACGCATCTTTACTATAATCATATGTATATCCTATCCCAGCATAATTTTTTCTAAAAGGTGTTCCTCCTTTTAAATGTACTCCTTTTGAAGTATTATATGATGTTCTTTTACAAACTTGCTCACGCATATTGCCATAATGCATCTCCCAATTTGTTGGGCCTTCTGTTTCATCTTTACCTACTATTACTTCAGTAACTATATTTTGCATATTTAAAAAAGCGTAATGTGCCATAATTATTAAGTTGTATATGTTCCTGATGCTTTAAAAACTAATATAGTGTTTGTTCCTTCTGTAACAACACTAGGTGATCCTGTTATTGTTCCTGAATAGTCTGATGTAGGCATTTTAAGTATTACAACACCTGAACCTCCTGGACCACCACTTCCTTGAGTACCGTATTGAGTTCCAGAACCGCCACCTCCTGTATTTGCAGCACCAGCATTACCAGGATTAGCACCAGCAACGCCATCAGCGCCACCTCCTAAACCACCAGCTCCACAATCTGAAGTGCTATAAGCTGCGCCTCCACCGCCACCGGCAAAATATACAGACCCTCCGCTTACTTCTCCTACACTTTGGCTAGATGCATTTGTTGTTGAGATTATAGTTGAAGTTAATCCAACTCCACCATCACCAGCTTGTATATTAGGATATGATCCTGAAGGAACTCCTCCAGCTGCACCGGCACCACCACCTCCTGCACCTATATAATCATTTGATCCACCACCGTTGCCACCGGCATTACCGTGTCCTGTTAAAGGTGAAGAGTTTCCTTGATTACTAGCTGCTCCATTTGTGTTTGTACTATTTATATTAGCACCACCGCCACCTCCACCAGAACCACCAGCATTTGCGGTTGGCGTGCTAGTGCCAGCACCACCTCTACCACCACCATTTGAAGTATGAGTTGCTCCGCCTGCTATAGCAATTGAAGAATCATTACCATCATTACCTGGTGTATGATAACTACCATTTGCAATAGCACCTCCAGCGCCAATAGTTATAGTATATTGGACACCAGAAATTTGATTAGCAATTGTGCCTGTTAATAAACCACCAGCACCTCCACCACCATTACCTGCACCTTGTGCAGCACCACCACCACCTGCAACAATTAAAGCATCTATACTATAAGGAGAAGCGGCTAAATCGTCATCAGATGCAGCAGAAGCTATAACCCAGCCTTCAGTTGAATCTGTAAATACTAATGTTACCGCTTTATTATTTGCATTTAATAGTTTATTAACAGTTCCTCCTCTTATTTTATTACCATTAGGATTAATAGTTAAGTTATTAGTAGCAAATGTCCCTGTATAATCTACAATTGAAACTTCATCTCCTAATGATGGGGATGCGGGTAAAGTTACCGTTATAGCTCCTCCTGCTGTATTTACGAAATAACCTTCACCAGCTATAGCTGTAAAATTAGCGGTTTGAATACTTGAGTCCCAGCTAATTCCAGATCCTGATCCTGATGATGAAGCTTTTATATGAACAACTTCTATTTTAGCGCCATTACCTGGTGCTGGGGAAAATGTTAAAGTAGTACCACTAATTGTATATGTAGATTTATCTTGATATACTCCATCTATATATACTTGAGTATTGTTTTTATTAGAAACAGATAAAGTAAGATTAAAGGCTGTAGTTGAACCATTACCTGTAAAATTATCAACTGCTACTACATTTCCACTTATAGCTACAAATTGAATAAGCTCTACAGATGTACCATTGCCAGGAGCAGTTGCCATTGTAACTGTACTACCGCTTGTTGTATAATTATCTTTAGATTGATATACACCATCTATATAAATTTGTACATTATTTTCATTAGCAATAGCTGAACTAGTATTAAATGTAGTAGTTGAACCATTACCAGTATATACATTTTTTTCTATAGTTACAGTCCCACTACTACCACCACCAGTAACATCAATTGTTTTTGTTGCCCCTGTGCCTGAAGCGGTTACTCCTGATCCTGTAAAATTTAAAGTTGTAGCTAGTGTAGATAAAGGAGTTCCCTCATCTTGTATTGTTATACCTTGTGAACCACCCGCTGCAGCTATAGTAACTTCTTGTGCCCCGTTTCTAGTAAGTGTTACATTTGATCCAGCAGTTAATTGAACAGTAGAATTATCACTACCTGATGTCGATGTTAAATTTATATCTACATTATTACCATCTTGTGTAGCATTTAAATCATATGTTTCATCTGTAGATGCTATAGTAACCTCTTGAGCATTGTTTCTAGTTAAACTTACATTACTTCCTGCAGTTAATTGTACAGTTGAATCAGTTCCTGTAGCAGCATCTAAATTTAAATCTACATTATTACCATCGGTTGCTACATTTATAGAATATGTGTCACCAACAGTACCAGTTCCAAATTTAACGTAACTACCCATTAATGAATGGCTACTACATTGATAATATAATATTGGCGGTACAGAAGTTGTTGGTATTATTTGAGTATATGCACCTGATTGCCCAGGTACACCATTAGTTGTTACACCTGTTGTATATGCTGTTGTTTTTGCAGCATCTTCATAAAATCTAAGTGGATGGTTAGCATTTGAATTATCCGATTGATCAAACTTATATGTATTGCCAGGTGTAAATTCTAAATAAGGACCCTCAATACCATCTACAACGTAACCATCTGTGCTTCCGTTTCCATATTCTGGGTGAGCTGCAGTTTTAGTTGCGACTGTAACTACTAAAGTCTGGGCAGCGCTATTATATCGTATAGCTCTATGTGCCGAAAGATCTATCGGTGATTGAAACTTAATACCCATATATTGTTTATTATCCTATTTTTTGTATAAGTACTCTAATATCGTTTGTTGTAGGCGCTGCAGAAAAACTAACTGTTACAACATTAGTTGATGTTCTAACGATATCTGCAATTACAGTATCGTTTGAAGATACATCATATAATTGTACTATTACATCTTTAGAACCTAAATTATGAGTTACTGTATAACTTGTATTTGTGCCATCACCAATTGATGCTACAAATTGTTTTGTTGCTAATTGTACCCAACCATTTGCATTTACTGAAAAATCTGCTGAATCATATCCTGAAATACCTTTTATAGCTGCTCCGTCAGTTGCTGCAGCTGTTGCTAAATCTAAATTGCTTTGTACAATAGTCCATTTTGATATAGCACTTCCACCTGAAGCAGCCATATCTTCTTCAGCAATTAAAAAGTCACCTATTCTAACTTGCTCAGTAAAAAATAATCCGTCAGCTGTAACTGTATATGTATCACCTTGTGTTACAGCTATATTATTACCTGTATCTAAATCAGGTGAATTTGTAGCAGCATTATAGCCACCTTTATATGTTAAACCACCAACAACAGCCGCATCAACATATGCCTTAGTTGCAGCATCTTGTGCTGCAGTTGGATCTGTAACATTAATTAATTTATTACTATTAAGATCAACATCAGCAGCAGCGGCGGCTAATGAACTTATAGGAGTTCCAATTACAAAGTCATATATTTGATCACCTGTAGCTAAAGCAGTACCATTATTTGCAACTGTAGCTGTCACAATAGCTAAACTTGGTATTGGACCTGTTTGATTAGTTATTAATAATTGATTTGCTGTACTTGTTGTTATTGATTCTATATCACCTGAAAATGATTTAAAAGAGGTACCATCATAATAATATACTAAATTATCCGATGAATTATAATATATCTGACCTGAAACAGGATTTGAAGGCGCAGTACCAAGTACTTGTATAACAGCATTTTGTAGCTGATTCTTGTTTAAATCAAGATTGTTTAAATATTTTATTGCCATTTTTTATTAGTTTAAGTATGCTTTTCCACTTGTTGCCGATGTAAACACAACGGTTATTACATTTTCATTTGTATAAGTTACTGCACCATTTATTATACTACCAGCTGAATCAACAGTAGAAACACTAGGAAATCTTCCTAAATTATGTGTTATTGTCCATGTTGAAGCCGGAGCATTTTGAGTAAAAGTATATTCATATCCTTCAACTCCAAACGGTGCTATTGATATAATACCATTGTCAACATCACTGGAAGCTCCTTTTAAGGTAAGTGTTAATAAGTATGCACCTCCACTACTTAAAGATGTTGATGATGTTACCTGATATAAGCCATAACCTAAACTAGCTGAGGTTGCTATATCTGTAATTTTTATTATTTGGTTAACTAGCAGCGGGATCATTGGTGTAACATCTTCACCATTTCTATTATATCTGCTTATTGCTATACCTGTTATATTAGCCCATCCATAAATAGTTGGTGCAGAAGGATCAACTTGGTATCTATATTGTCCAGAAGATATAGTTTCATTGCTATATTTTCCTGCAAAATTATATTGAAATAAAGTATTACCAGTTTGTTCAAAGTATTGAGCAAGATCTTCTATCTGAAAGTTCTTGGTTACATTGTCACCAGCAACGTCTGTTCCAACAAGTTTATCTCCACCTGTTATTGATGTATCTTTTGGATATAGTTTTATTCTTGCCATTTATTTATGTTTGTCCACCTAATTTAGTTACGCTAGCAGGAGAATTAGTAGCATTATTACAACCACTCGAACTAACATATAAATAAAATGTTACCTGTGATAATTGAGAAGAAGTTTGAGTCCAAGTAGCTGTTCCACTTCCTGAAGTACCTGAAGGTGTTGTACCTCCAAAAGTACCGCTACCAAAAGCACTTAAACTAGCACCTGTTACATATGTTCCTCCGAAATTCCAGCTTATATTCCAAGCAGCACCTGCTACCCAATATATTGTACCTCCCACAGTTGTTGTTGAGGTATTCATTGGAGTTGTTAATGTAGCACTTATACTTAAAGGACTAGCTGTATAATTATTAGTTACAGGCCCTGGATCTTGAGGTAAAGTTAAAGTACCGTTTACACCGCTTGCAAAAGTAGTACTTCCTTGAGGACTTACTGTAAATGTTACATTTCTTTGAGGATCATCGCAACTACTATTACTCCCAATTGTACCTATTCCAGGATTAGCTGCACTATCAAATCCAAATCCTTGAGGTGATGTAACTAATGTATATATACCTGAAGAATGTGAACCGTTTGCCCAACTACCATTACTAGTACCAACAATTGAGAACTGAGATCCTATTTCTCCAGTCACATTAATTCTAGGTAGATAACCACCGCTAACTCCTTGACCGGATGAATTAGAATTTGGGAAAGCACCAGTAGAACTAGTATTAAAATTTGCTGAATGAGCACTAACCATTTGTAATCCCGTTATTTCTGTACTATTTGGAAATATTTGATTATGACCAACATATGCTTTAGATACTGTTGACTCGCCTACTTTTAAAGCGGAAAGTGCTTCTGAACCTACATTTGTTGGCATATTAAGCTGTTATTATATAAAATGTTTTAGGATCATACAAATCAATTTGATAACCAGTGCTAGACGCGGAAGTATAAGCAGGTGTAAAGCCAACTACAAGACTTGTTGCATCAGGTATACTGCTAACAATTCCTTGCACTCTATTGGTATTACCAGAGCCGCTACCTGTAACATATACAACATCTCCAACCGTAAAAGCTGAAGAGCTTGTAACTGTAAAATCTACACTAGATGCAGCAGCAGGATTACTAGCAGTAGTTGCTGCTGTTTGTTTTAATGCATCATATTGTGCTTGTGTACCTTTCCAAAAATTTAGAAGTTTGTTTTTCATGTTGCCTGTTGCGGCATCTAAATATGGTTGGCCACCAATTATGTTTGTTATATTTGCCATTCTATTTTATTTTAAAAAGTATACTTTAGCCCTTTAGAAACAATACTACCTGATTCTAATGACCCTCCGCCAGCACCTACTGAAATTCTTATTTGTAATGTACTATTAAATTTTAACCAAGGAAGACCAAATGCCCAATGATACTTTACAGGATTTTGAATATAAGTATAAAGTATATCTTGCTGTGTACCACTTACTTGATCAAGAGTAGTTCTTACCATATTACTAGTAAAACTAGTATTAATAAATCCACTTGAACCACTCGGTAATCCATCACTTCTATTAAAGTTAGGAAATGTATTTAATAAAGGAGAATCTGTGGCTCGAGCATAACCATAGTTTGAACCTGACAATACACTTGCTCTAGGCCCAGGCCCATATAAATTAAATCCTCCAAATGAAATAAATTGATAAGAATTATAATATGTGTTTGCAATTCCACCTGTATATATAGAAGAAGGTGTTACATATGTTGTAGTAGTACCATCTACAATAAAGTCAATAGTAATAGCCGGTCGTCCTACAGTCCCGGTTGTTGAAGAATGAGTATAAGCAGATGATCCTGTTTTTATAACTAAATTTGTTAATGCACCACCATTAGCATTTGTTATATTTAATATATCTTGATTTGTTACAGCACTAGTACCAGCTGGAATAGTATGTGTAAAATAATCCGAAGAAGATGTATCTAAAGATTCTCCACTTATTTCTACATCAGATATAGTAGATGAACTAGAGGTACTTGACCTAGCAGATGATGTAACTACAAGTGCCGGCATATACGATATGTCTGGAAAACTTAAAGATGTAGTTGTACCATTATGGTCCTCTCTACTACCACCTCCAAGTCCCGCTAAATTGTTTGTTCCTAAATATATTGCCATAATTATTCTGTTGCTAAGTAAAGAGTATTTGCATCTTTTGGATTTACAGCATCATATTGAGTTTTAGTTCCTGCCCATACTTTAATATTATTAGCAGAATTCTGATCATCAACATTTGTTGCTGTTGTAGCTGTAGTTGCATTTGCAGCATCTGTAGAGTTGTTTATAGGGTTACTAGCTGTAGCACCCGGATAAAAAGTTTTTATATCTGGCATGATCTTAAGTTATTACCCATCCAAAAGTATTGTTTACGTACAAACATCTTATTGGTTGATTGTTAGTTATTGTTATTGTTTGATTTGTTCCTTCTATTAATGTACTTGCAACAGTAACTGTAGCAGTACCTAATTTTTTAAGTACTATTTCATCACCAGCTGATAAATTAGAAGAAGGAAAAGTTATAGTATAATTTACACTACCTTGTAATATATTAACAGAACTTTTTGTTAATGTAGCGGTTGTGTTTATTATATTAGCTGTTGCGGCATTAGTTATTCCTAAAAGGCCAGCAGTTGGCATATCTATTGTTAGTCCCATTAGCTTATTCCATTTACGATCCAACCATTACTTGCATCTGAATAAAACAGCTCAAATGAAGCTGTTGATTCATCAAGTACAAGTGATGTAGATCTCATTATTTTTTCTGACCCATTTGGGTTTATTGTCCACGTAAAAGATGAAGGTGTATATACTCCACTTGAATTTAGTGAAGACATATTTGTAAATCTAATACTACTACAAGCAGCACCTGCTGGTAAAGTTACTGTTTTATCAGCAGATATATTATCTAAAATATAATGATACCAGTCTACAGCTACAAAATTATTTGTATATGCACCTCCATAGTAATAACCTTGTTTTAATACAACTTGTCCATTAGCTGGTGCTGTAATTTGAAGATTTTCAAAAGTTATAGACTGTACTGGAACATCAACATTACCACCATAATCATATGTTGCACCATTAGCCGAGGCTAATATATTTAAAGAATTATGAGATACCTCTTTAGTTGCTGTATCATAAAATAAATAATTAGATTTAGAAGCTTGTGGTATAGTATTTAATTTTACACTTTCTGAATCTATATTAAATGTACTTGTAGATACATTTAAAGTACCATATCCTTGTCTACCAAATGTTGCAATATATGTACCTGAATCATATGAAACCACCAAATATATATTTACAGATTGATCAAGTATTTGACCACCTGCAGAAGGAAATGGAGTTGTATATGTACTTTCAACAAAATATAATTTTTGTCCCGATGGTATATTGCTAAACAACGAATCAAAATCTGTCCTATTACCAGACGCTACGGTTATTGAAGTTACATTGGCACCAATTGATTGTCCTGTAGTTAAACTAGCAGGTGAAGTTGCTGTTTGAAATAAAGCTCCTGCAGCATTTTGAATACCGTAAAAGAAACGGCCTGTAGTTATTGTGCCTGTTGGCCCAGCTAAAGTTTCGCTAAGTCCAGGCAAAGCTTCCGCTACACCCGAGCTAAGTGCTGGTAGTTGAAACCAATTATTATCTACTTTAAGTGAAGTTAAATATCCTTGATTTGTTAATCCTCCCTGTGTTGCATTACCAGATACTTGTTGTTGTGATAAAGGGTTACCACTTGAATCTTGTAGTTGCACACCTGAGTTTGAAAGAACACCTCTAGTTCCGTCTGTATTGATAGCAGTAAAGGTATTTTGACCCATAATAGTCCTGCCATCTGTAGATGTATCATTTGTATCTTTTACAATGTCCTGAGTAAACCTAGTTGAATTTGTAACTAAATTTTTACCTGTTCCAGTACCAGATACGGTAAGATCGTTACCATCAGTACTCATTAAAACATTGTTTGTGCTACCTCCAAATTTTATTCTGCTTTCAGAAGTTGGTAATTGTATATCACCGTATACAGTTAAATTTCTAGGGTCTGTTAAAGGTGATTGTGTACCTATTGTTACATCACCATCAGGCACTTCTAGATTTCTAGTAATTTTTAAAGTACCAATAGCTTGTGTTTCAATTTGTGTAGCACCTGTAAGAAATGTAAACTCTGTAAAAGCTACTTGCCCACCTGTATATGTTTGACCTGAACCTAGTGTTACATTAAAACACCAATCTGTATATTTATTACCACCAACTGTTGTATATTGTGATGAGTTAGGTTCTGGACTTGAATTTGAAAAATCTGGTGCATTAAATGATGTAATTGTACCTGAATGTGCATTACCACCAACCGTACCAGACCATGTTGCTGAATTAGCTGCAAAATCTGCTAAATCATAATCAACAGCAAATTGTCCATTGTTATAATCTCTTATTATTAAAAATACTTGACCTGATCCTAATGTATTAAGAAATACATCACACCCTGTATTAACAGTAGCACTTTTTAATACCACATTAGTTAATGTAGATCCAGCTAAAGTTCTAACTAAAGCTCTTTCATATGCAGTACCTTCTCTATTTACAGATAGAAAAAATCCTAATGGTATTTCATCTGTAATATTACCAGGTTGATTACCATTAATATATGCTTTTAAACTATCTATTGTATAATTCCTGGTTGCTAATGCTGAGGTGGATGCAGAGTCAGTACCTAATAGTTTGTCATCTCCTTCTATCGTAGAGTCTATAGTATATGTACTGATTTTTGCCATGTTATTTCTTTAATTTAGTTCCACCTGCACTCATTTTTACTTTACAAGTAATAGGTAAGGATTGATTAGGATTTTTTACGTTTGCTTGTTGTATTGTTACACCAGGTAAAGTATCTACCATATGTAATTTTGTTCCAGTATGTTTTGCCATTTTATTTTTTTTATTGATCTGTTATTAATGCTTCTACCACTGCATTTACTGTACCTGCGGTAACTCCAGCTTTTACTTCTTGTGATTGTAATCCATTATTCCATAATATAATGTCATAACCATCTAAGTTAGCAGTAGCTCTACAGTTATCTGGAAATACTTTAGTATCGTATGATAAGTTCGCTGCATTGGAGTCATAGTAATCAAATGTTATTGTTGTTACTTTACCAGTTCCCGTATAAGTACTTGTAAAAGTAATTACTCTATTACCAGTACCACCAATTGTAAAGTCTACTCCTTCAACGAAATTTGCACCATTAGCTACTATACTTACCGTTCCTGGCAATAAAGTTGTATTTGCTGGAGGTAATCCTGCTGCACCTGTATTTGGTATAGTATAGCTATTTACGTTTCCATCTGGAACACTTAATGAAAATGTTTGATCAGTGTATTTAAATGCACCAATACACATATTCTTTCTAAGTACTGTACCTATAATTGTATCATTAGCTGTTAATCCATTTATAGTATTAATAGTTTGCCCATTAAGCGGATCAACAGTAGTTGTTATAGTTCGGATTGCCATTTTTTAAATATTTTTTTTGTTAAATTTTTTTATAGCTTGGCTATATACTTTGTCTATATAAGTTTTTCTTCTCATTACCGTATTTCGTCTTGCTGAAGATGGTATATCTTCTTTGCCAATTAAAATACGATATATTTTATTAATAAGTAGTTTACCTTTTTGGCTTACTCTATATTTATTGTGATCTCCAGAGCGTCCTTTCCCAAGATGAACTTTAGTAATCCAACCGTCTCTTTGAAGTCTGTAAAACCTTGCTTTATCCCACGAATAATATATTGTGCCATCTTTAAAATCGTTTATAGTAAAATAAGTGATAGGATCTAAATAAAATAAAAGCTCTAGATCAGCAATTTTTAAATCATTATTTTTAGCTGCCCATCTAGAGACTAGCCTGTAATATTTAAGAAAATCTATTTTAAGTTCACCTCGCTCTACAAAATCTGTTCGATCCATTATATTATTGCTATAACATCTCGAAGGCTAATTACTTTGTAAACATAGCTTTCATATTCTACAGGAAAACCTGCAACTCTATCAAAAAGTATTACTTGATCTTTTTTAAGTAAATCAGGTCCTGAAGATATAATTTTACCTTTTCTATATCTTATATCTTCTTTTAGCTTATCTGTTAATTCTAAGCCACCTGCAGTTTTTGTAAGTGGCTCATGTATTTCATCAATAACTATAAAATTACCTATTGCTTTCATTCTTCTCTAACATTTGAAATTACACAATCGGTTGATAATATAGTAGTTGCAACAGATATTGCATT